GATAATACAGTGTGTGAAGTTGTCAAACAAGGCCCAACACGAGAATCTTGGAAACAGAATGGTGAGTTCTATCCACTAAAACATAGATGTCAATTTTCGTGGTATTGTGATGGTAAAGCAGATGTAGTTTCAAAGGCTGATAAAAAACTATATGAAAAGATAAGAATGTTTTCGGAGATGATTTTAACAGATGGTGTCAATCTACTAGATATCACAGATGGTGCGACACACTATCATGCAGACTATGTATCACCAGAATGGAAAAAGACTAAAACTAAAACCACAGAGATTGGTGATCATATATTTTATAGGTGGGAAAAATGACTAATCAGTTGTGTAAAATAATTCTTGTGTTGATTATGATTGAGATAGTTTTACACGCATTTGAATTATATATTGACCTACAACAGGCAGGGTGGTTTATAAATTAATGATTGAGTTTGATTATAGTTTAGATTATAAAAACACTTTGTTTGAACCAAACGATTCCAGATATAGAATTGGTCGTGGAGAGCAAGGTGTTCTTTTGGTTCGTCCATACACAGATGATATTTGCAAACACTGGAGATTTAGAACACCAAGAATCGCAGAGGAAAGTGCAAAGACAATCTATAGTATGTACAATAACTACAAAGACAAATCTGATTTTGTCGGTATGGATATGTGTCGTAAGTTTTTAGAGATGGGATTTACCAGAGCAAGACGTTATGCAAATCATAAAGATGGTAATAAATATAATCCAGATGGCACTGTAAAACCACAAGAGCCTGATGCACTCACAAGTAAGAAAGCACAGTCTGCAAAGATATTCAGATACTACAGAAATACCTTGACAAAAGACCCTGTTTATATTACAATGAGAAAGACTTGGAGAGACAATGAAAAATATTAATTTATTCAGTTCACATCTTTTTGTAAAAAATGTAGGAACAGAAGAACAAAAACAAGATTTGAAGAATCAGATTTTATCTGCGAAAGATAACAATGTCGGTTACATACCAAGTGGTAATAAAAAGTGTTGGCGTTCTAGTGCAAAGTATGAAATGGATTGGTTAGAGAAAGAAGTTCTTATTTTGACAAGAACTGCTATTGATTACTACAAGGATATAGATCCAGACTACAAAAAAGTAAAAGATGAAAAAATCACTATGGCAACTTGGACAAATGTAAATGATCCAAAGTCTAAAAACGTAGTCCATGCACATAAAGAGTTTTCTTTTGTTGGTCTGTATTATATAGATGCAGAGGAGACAGGTGATCTAATATTTCACAATCCGATAAATCTATTATCAGACTGTAATCCAAAATCACCTTTTGTAAGAACTGTAAGTTATCCACCGAAAAATGGTAACTTGTTATTATGGCCTGCATGGGTGCCTCACGAGGTTGAAATCAACAACTCTGACAGATACAGAATAAACATGGCCTTTGATATATTTTTAGGAGAGATGGGATGAGTGTATTAAATAGAAAAATGTTACAATGTGTTGAAGATGAACAAGACTTTGATGGTCATTGGGAGAATACTGGTAAAGCTGAAGATGGTTGGAAATTATGGAATTGCAATAAGGAAGAAATAGACTATTGGGTTTGTTGTGATGCAGATGATAAAACTATGGAATATACAAACAAAGGTGGTAAGTATTGGTTCAAATCAATAAAATGTGGTCATAGTGATAATTTATTGTCTCATTGTAATAGGCGTGATGGTGGTAATGGTTGCACCAATCCTAGACCAGACGGCACAAGACACCCAGACAGATTGCAACTTGGAGAACTAAATTTTTTGGGTAGAGATGAAAATGGAGAGATTGTTGTGGGTGAACATCCCAGACTTAACTTTGCAAATCGTAATCCTGCTATTGTTGCAATACAAATTGCTCAAGCAGTTGTTGCAAAACAAAATAGAAATCTTATCAATATAAGTTATGGACAAAAAGCTAATGTTCAACCAGAATTTTATGAAAAAGTAAGTGAACTTGTTGGAGAGATGCCTGTGCAAAATGCATCAGAATATGTTGGAGATTATATGTAATGAACATCTTTTATTTACATGAAGACCCTGTGCAAAATGCAAAGTGGCATATTGACAAACACATAGTCAAGATGCCTATTGAGTATGCACAACTCATGTCAACTGCACATAGGATGTTAGATGGTCATATGTACATAGGCAGAACTGCAAATGGTCGTAGGATTAAAAGATGGAAACTACTTGATGAACGTGAAGATATTTTATACAAAGCATCACACGTTAATCATCCATCTGCCGTGTGGGTTCGTGAATCTATAGAGAACTATTTTCAGATGTACAAGATATACATGGCAACACTTGCAGAGTTTACACATCGTTATGGTAAAGTGCATGGTGCAAGTAGACCATCCTTGTATTTAATGAGAGCACCACTGAACATACCACTAGTGAGGGGAACACAGATCCCACAGGCGATGCCTGATTACTGTAAAGTAGAGGGTGATCCAATCACTGCCTATCGCAACTACTATATAAATGAAAAGAAAAGATTTGCGACTTGGAAAAACAAGGAGATACCAGAATGGTTTATGACCCAGGCCCAGAGCCACAACGATACTATGACTGGATTTTATGGAAACTACGACAAGACCCACAGTGGAGAGAAAACTATGAATATAGTAAATCTCGCAGAAAAGAGGAGAGAGCTAAGAGGATGAAAACTAACGAGGACATTCTCAAAATGGATATGGCAGAACTTACAAAGTCATATTATTCTGTGTTGAAAAGAAACAAGGAACTTGTTGAGGAAAATGAAAGTCTAAAAAATAAATTAAGTTACCAACCTTTAGCAGGGCCTCACTATAGACAGACATTTAATACATGAGGATAGACATTAATGCCCACATACACGATTAGAGATAAAAATGAGGATGAGTATTACGATACCATTTGTAGTTGGAGTGAACTTCAAGAGTTCCTAAAGGATAATCCACATTGTGAAAAGGTTGTTACTGCACCAGCTATCGTATCTGGTGTCCAAGGTAGGTCATTTAAAACAGATGGTGGTTTCAATGAAGTATTGTCAAAGATCGCAGACTCACATCCAAACTCACCACTCGCAGATAAGGTTAATAAGACAGATACTATAGCACAAAACAAAGTAAGAAACGTGGCAAAGAAACATAAATTAATAGATGTTGGTGGACAAAACTTAGGTCAGAAATTTAAAAAGAATAAATCCACTGGATTATATTAATATAAATAAAACGTATGAGGTGCAAATTAATCTTTTCACACTCAGCACTCATACAAAAAAAGGAGTGGTTGGTAGAAATGCTGAGGTTATCCATCTATCACCACTCCACCTTTTTACTAGGATTATATGATGGCAAAACAAAAAGAAATTACATACAGTCAACTAAATCAAATCAAACCAGTAACAGATAGTCAGAAAGTTGTTTTTGATTCTTGGAAACAAGGTCTAAATCAATTCCTATTTGGTTGTGCTGGAACAGGTAAGACTTTCGTGTCACTATATCTCGCATTGTCAGAGGTATTAAAAAACGAAACACCATACGACAAAGTTGTCATGGTTCGTTCACTCATCCCCACAAGAGAGATCGGTTTTCTGCCTGGAGATGAAGAGGACAAAGCTGCACTATATCAAGTTCCATATTCTAACATGATGCAGTTCATGTTTGAACAACCAAACGAACAGGCATTTGAATCACTGTACAACAGAATAAAATCACAAGGTAGTTTCTACTTTTTGTCAACATCATTTCTACGAGGTCTAACTTTTGACAATACAATAATTATAGTTGATGAGTGCCAGAATCTAAACTTCCATGAGTTGGACACGATTATCACAAGAGTTGGACAAGACTCTAAAATATTTTTCTGTGGCGATTTTAGTCAATCAGATTTGACCAAAATGCATGAGAGAAATGGACTGATGGACTTCTTGCAAATTCTACAAGAGATGGAAGAGTTTAATTGTGTAGAGTTTAACATAGGTGATATAGTTCGTTCTGGTTTTGTAAGAAACTACTTAATACAAAAGACCAAGTTAGGAATGGGGATAGAATAATGGATATAGAAAAATTAAGAGAAGAAATAGAATACGATGAGGGGAATGTTGAAAAAATTTATCTTGATCATCTTGGCCTGCCTACTTTTGGTATTGGCCATTTGGTTAGGGAGTCAGACCCAGAACACGGATGGGAAGTCGGCACACCTGTCTCTAACGATAGATGCGTTGAGGCCTTCAACGAGGATATCAAAACAGTCGTGTCAGACTGCTACAAGTTATACCCAGACTTTGATGATCTGCCAGAAGAAGCTAAAAGAATAATTGCAAATATGATGTTTAATATGGGCCGTCCAAGACTATCAAAATTTAAAGGTATGAAACGTGGTGTGGATGCAAGAGATTGGAACGCAGCCGCAGATGAGATGGTTGACAGCAGATGGTATCGTCAAGTAACAAATAGAGCAGACAGACTAGTGGAAAGGATGCGAAATATTTAATTATGAATTTTAATCATGTTCCTGTGGAGTTGCCTGAAATAAAAGCAACTACAAAAGATAAAGTGAGATTGTATGAAACACCAGATGGAAACTTCTATCCATCTATTACTACAGTCTTATCGGTAAGAAACAAAAAAGGTCTTTTTGAATGGAGAAAAAGAGTTGGTGACGAAGTTGCAAACTATGTCGCAAGAAAAGCTGCAACTCGTGGAACTCATGTTCACCATATGTGTGAAGATTACCTAAACAATATGCACATTGATTATCCAGAGAAATGGAAGGAACATGAGAAGAAATTTTTACCTTATGCTCTTTTCAAACAGTTACGAAAATCTGTCATACAAAAAATAGACAACATTTATGCGCAAGAGTGTGGGTTGTATTCTGACAAGTATAAAGTGGCTGGTCGTGTGGATTGCATTGCAGAGTATGATGGTGTTCTATCAATCATTGACTTCAAGACTTCAACCTCTGAAAGAAAAGATTCTTACAATGAGAATTACTATATTCAGGCATCTGCATATGCAGAGATGTTTGAAGAACGCACTGGTCATGCAATTAATCAGATTGTAATTTTAGTTGTGACAGAGGATGGTGTTGTGCAAGAGTTTATCAAGGACAAAACTGAATATCTTCCAATGTTAGTTGATTGCATAAAAGAGTGGAAACCACTTGACAATCAAGCATAGGTATGGTATAAATATAATACAATTTGTTGATGCAAGTTGAATACTGGACTGGACGAGGGGGCAGTACCCTCCGCCTCCACCATAAACACATGAAGGCACAGTTATCGTGTGCTTATGATGGGGGCGAAATAGGATCGACAGACAGAGATAGATGCGTGGAGAATTGTGGGATGACCGCCTAATAGGTCAATTGAGTAAATGCAAACGATAACTTTGCACCTGTTGATTATGCCCTTGCGGCTTAATTAAACTGAGTTTCGGTGATGTACTTGGAAACAGAAACATCACCACTTTATTATTAGTGAGGTTAGTATGAGAGAAATTATTTATGATTCTTGGAATGGTGTTATGAACCATAACAAAAATCCCCTAAAACATATTCCAGATCTACAAGTAAGGCACATGGTGTTACAGATACTTGCATGGATGTGGTGTATCGTATTTTCTATGTATATCGGTAGTTTTTGGGCTATGGGTATCAGTATGGTTGCACACGCACTATTCCTTGCTGCGATAGTGGTTACTGTTGGAACATTTGAAACTGCAAGACGAAACCCTAGTTTTTTTGACACGTTTGCAACAAGCACACCAAGTCGTGCAAGGGCAATATATCACAATGGTAAAAGAATACCATTAGACAAAAATGATGTTGGTGGAGAACACGAATAATGCAAACACCTAAAACTTTTTCTCTGGAGATAGAGAACCTCGCAAAAGATATGAAAATGTCACATATGGATGCAGTATTATTTTACTGTGAAAAAAATGATTTAGAACCAGATTCAGTCGGTAGATTAATTACAAAGGGGTTAAAAGAAAAAATAGAAGCAAACGCAAGAGATTTAAACTTTTTAGAAAAAACAGCAACTTTACCAATATAGGAGATATTATGAATCAAGCTGTAAGAAATCAAGGTTTTGAGGCCTTGGAAACGATGCAAATGAAAAATCGTATTAACGAACTCGAGCACGATTGTGCAGAGTTGCAGAAGTCTAACGAAGAGTTGCGAGAGAGATGTAAGAAACTTGCGTCTAGGCAACCAGAGTGGCCGAAAGGTTATAGACCAAATAGAAAGAAGTTCAATGGAAGTAGAACTCATTGATCGCATGGGCAGTGACTTGACTGTTGTCAATGCTGCCCGTGTTTCATTTGCAAAAGAAAGTAAAGAGTTTTCTGATAAAGATGAGAAACTTATAAACTATCTTGCAAAACATAATCACTGGAGTCCTTTTGGACATTGTAGTTTGCAGTTTCGTATTAAGGCTCCAGT